CTTCTAAAGACTGCCCGCACCACAGCCGCACTAACCCTCACGTCCCCAAGTAGACATTCAGTCCGCGCGATGTTGATCGCCCTCTCGCGGATCTTCTTCTTGATGTAGGTCGCCGTCCGCTTCTCCACCTTGCCCATCGACAGCCCGGACTCGATGAGCTGCTCGCGGAACCGCATAGCCGCCATCGCCTGCCGGGTCGTCATGCCCACCATGTCGCGGATCATCACCGCTGCCTCTCGCGGTGGGATACCCTCGCGGATCGAGCGGGTGATCAGCGCGCGGATTGCAGATTTGGTTTCCTTGGTGACGTTGGTGACGAGCGTGGCTGCTTCTCGTGCGGCAGCTTGCTGGGCGGACTTGTTCTTAGCGTCGAAGCGGAACGTGACGGGGCTAGGCATTGTTCATCACCACCACATCGTCGGCAGATATTTCACGAACAGGCCATAGGCGCGCATCACGCGGAGGAATTCCGGATCTGTCTCCACCGGCCACATCTCACCCGCAACCATGTACTCGCAGAACCACTGCACCTCTGCTAGCACGTCATCCCACGACGACTCGCTCATCCCCATCGGGTAGCCGTTCTGAACTTGCCGTAATCGTGCGATCCGCGGCCCCAATTCGCGCCAGAGCCAGAAGTCAATGTTCCACGTATCGCTGTCGTCCCATCCGCGCATTCGGCGTTGCCACCAGTGACGGAGCTCGCGGCGCCATCGCCACACCCGGAGAACGTCACGCATGGATCGCCACCAACTCACCAGTCCTTGTCGCATTGCACCACACGCACACGTATCCGTACCGCTCTGCATCTATCGTCGTGACATCCGCCCAATCATGCCCAGCAACATCGCACGTCCACCGATCACCCTTCTCGCGGATCTGCGCTGCTTGCACCGGCGTCCTGCGCGCCCGCACGCTCTCAAGGCAACTATCACACCCCGGCTCAAAGTCTCGGCAAAGCGCCGGCCTGTCCGAGTAAATTGAACATTGCCCATCGCTGTCGAGCTTCGTGCAGCGGCAGTCAAAGGTCATATACTCGCCCTCGCGCTGGCCGTGGAGCTCCAGCCATCGGAGCGTGTCCGCGTTCGGAGTGCGGATGTCTGAGAGCGGGAGGCTCATCGACTCGCAACATGCTCCAGCACATCGGTTACATCGCATTCATAACTTCTTTGGCTCTCGTCCAATCGATGCAAGAACCCTATCAACAGATCGTCTCATGTTGATCTTCGCCATGCGCCCCACGTCGGGCACGACACTGACAACCTCGGGTTCCATGGCCCCTGTAGCTGTCGCCCGCAACGAGCCTTCCATCATGGCATCCGGGTATTCATATGCGAGCACTCTGTATTTGGTTTCGATGCCGCCCCTGTCGCGAACCGTTACGATATAGGGCTTCGCCTCTGGAGCTCCGAACATGCTCATTTAGCCTCCCTCACCATCTGCGCTCCGATCCGACCGCCACGAATCACTGCATCACGAGTAATTGTCGCCACGGGCCCCAGCGCATCCTCGATCTGTCCCCCGGGGGACACGGCCCGCACCGCCCGCTTCACGTCCCCATCTGCAAGCGCATTGCCGAGCTCGAACACGCTCACATTCTCGCGCATCCGGTCTGCGGCGCGCACGAACGCGCGGGCCATGCGCGCCTCAATCTTGTCTGCTGTGGCATGAACCAGTCGGTAATCTGCGGGCGGTCTAGGCACGATTCGCCCTCCTGCTCTCGCGCACCATCGCCCGGCGCCTCTTCGCCTTCCTGCGCCACCCGCGCGGCCTCCGATTCCGCACCTTGCGCTCTGGCAGAACCTCAGGGTCGCGTGCGTGCCAGCGATCGAGTAGAACCCGCAGACTCATCATGTTGCTGCCTCCCTCATCCACTCAGGCGCCTCAGCCATTGGTAGCGGCGTGCTCGCCAGATCATCAAAGTCCGGCGCGTCGTTGCGCTCCATGTAATCCAGCATCCGGTCCATCACGTAGGCCCATGTCGAGCCAGTCTGGTTCGCCGTGCGGAACGCGATCATCGAGATATCGAGCACGTCCTGCACGTCACCATCGGCAACGGCCAGCAGGCGCTCACGAACCTCGATTGAGCACGGGTCGCGCAGCTTCTCGACTTGGCGCCATGCCTGGCGCAGCCGGCGGGCTTTCGCGCGGTTTCCGTTGTGGCCGATCCACTGCTTGCCTGGTGCGAGGATGCTCATGCTTCCCCCGCGAATTGCTGCTCAATCAATTGCTGCTTGTACCAGGCCGGAACGCCGCGCGACGCACCGCGTAGGATGTCCTTTCTGAAATGGTCGTATAGCGACGACTTGATCGTCTCGACAGCTTCGATCTCGATATCGCGCTGAACCTCGCGGATGAGCGGCCCTATGTCCTTCGGCTCTCCGGTCAGAGACCCATCATCACGCAATCTCTGGACAGCCTTTGTGTATCGCGCCTCGTTGGACAGCATTTCAACAAGCCCCGCGACAACATCGACGCGGCTTCGTTTGGCGTGCGTCTTGCGGTTCATCTCCTGGAAGTCCGTGCGGACTACTTTGCCCATGAGCATCTTCCCGTCGTGGCCCCATGAGTGCTGGTTCTTGGCGACAACTCCCTCGATCTGCGCACCGCCAAGAAACGACTCGCGATCGAGCAATCCTTCTAAAAACTCGACACTCTCAACCTCGCCCTCATAGAGCAGCGGCACCGATTCAATGTTCATGGTGCCGGCGATGCTTGCGAGCTCCTCCGGGACAACCCGATCTTCAAGCCCCCTGTCAATATCAAACAGCACGATATTCCCACGGGGAACGCGACCATACTCGATGGTGTTGTGCTTCGGCTTCTGGAGCGCCTCGGCGCGGTAGATCCAGCCGTCTACTAAATTCTTACCCTCGTGAAGTAGACGCGCCGTCGTCACCGCCCCAGAGAAAATACCGGCGGCCTCAAACACCTCGACCCGACGCGAGCGCGTGAACAACTCGCCATCGACAGCACCAAAGCTAAACTGGCTCCCATCCACCTTCTCTTGCACGATCACCGGCCCCGAAAAGAGATCAGCAATCGCTGGATGCCCCATATTCCAGACCTTCGGGTAACTGCGCAGTTTCACCGCCCCACCTCCCCCAGCAGCCGCGCAAGCTCGTGCCCAAGCGTGCAGTACAGCCGCTCCTCCAACGGCACCCGGCACGTGTTCACGGGGATCGAGCGTGGCCACTTCACGCCGCAGCCACCTGCGTCCCGCCACCCCCGCGACGGATCGCCGCCAACTCATCCTCAGCGCTCACCCCTGGCCGCGCCCACTCGCCACCCTGAAGCCCGAAGTACAATGTCTCGAAACTGATCGCGTCCGACTGCCACGCCAGCAGCAGCGCCTTGACTTCCTCGGGCGAGGCTTTCACGGACAAGAAGTCCTTGTTGAGCTCCACGCTCGCTTCCACATCTGCCGGCGTTGCCTCGGTCCCGACCCACCAGGCATGGAATTGCAGCGCCATCGAGAGCCCCTGCTCCACTGACTGCGCAATCGTTCGCAGCGTGGCCTGCTCGCCTGACTGGCGCATCCCGACTGCGGTCGCGGTCTCGGCCACCCGCGGCTGCTCCTCCAACAACTTCGCCCCGAGCGTCGCCATCATCGCTTGCATGTCCTGCATGTCCTGTCGAATTGCATCCAGCCCGGCGCCGGTGAACTCCAACATCCCGGCCTTTCCGTTCTCGTCCAACTCCCACACCACGCCAGAGCCGAGCGGCAGCGGCTCGCCATCATCCCCGCCCTTCATGCCAGCAACCCACGGCGTCGGTAGCGCCACCTGGTGCAGCCCGTGCTTGTGGTCCGCAGATCCCCGGTAGTGACTCAGGTTCACGTCTGCCAAGTCCACCAGTGGCGGCTTCTCGATTTTCGCTGAGACCGACTTGGACCCCAGGAACACGAACGGGACGAACGTCAACGGCTCGCCCCGCCTGGTCGGAATGATCGTCTCGGTAACGATCCACTCATCGCCCGTGATATCGGTCCGCTTGCGCCATACGCTCTGTGCGTAGACGTCTGGTCCGCCATCGATCACTGCACCAAGCCCGAGTACGCGGTATTGCGTGATCTCCTTCAGCACGAATGGGTCTTCCGCGTCAGGCTCATGCACGGTCTCTTTCAGCACGACTAGCGTCAGAACCTCATCGCCGCCGCGCCGCTCTGTGCGAGACGAGATGATGTCCTCGGCCCGATACTCGACCCAATATGGCCTCGCCGCTGCCGATTCCTCGCCCGGTAGCTCAACCAGAACACCGTGTCGACCAGTAACCAGAACCTCCTCAGTTGCACCAAGTGCGAACATGTCCAGCGAACGGTTCCCCAGTGTGATGTCTGCGGTGTGGTCGAGAATCGATGATGGCGCATTGATGCTCGGCGGCTTCTGGAATATCCCGCCCGCAAGGCCCTGAACAGTGCGACCCATCGCATTGAAGAACAGCGCCCGCATCACGTAGGCCGCATAACCGCTCGCATCTGTCGCATGGCTCTCCAGCGCCGGCAGATATCGCGTCCCCCGGCCCTTGACTGCATCGGAGCCCTCAAACGTGTCACGGCATCGCTGCCATCTCGGGAGCATGTTCTCGTATTGCTTGGACGGAGTGTTTACGGGCATCTCTTGTTGCCTTTCATACTGAGTCTGTACTGCGCGGAAACTGGATACCGATGCAGTCGCAAACACGAACCGTTGATTGCGCTGTCGCTGACCCTGGCACCATATACGTCACGCTGTACCACCCGCGCCCGCTGCACTTGGGGCACGAGCGCACCGGAGCCCTGGGGCGCTGAAACGGAACTACCACAGCGCCACTCATCCCCATGCCGCCTTGCGAACGCGCACCGGTCGCGGCCCGGTAGTGAGTTCGTTGAAGGCAGCCGACGATGCGTCTACCTGGTCATCGTGCGCACCGGCAGGAAACACTGAGAGCTCTTGCAAATAGGCTTCGTTCCACTCACCCCGAACCAGCTTCACGTTGCCGGCTTCGCACTGAGCACGAAACGGCCGGGCCCGTGTAACCTTGTCGCCAGTGACGTTCACTCCGGCATAATCGAACCCTGCAAGCGTGCGCGTGCGATTCGCGATCACTGCCTTGCCAGATGAGCCAGGCTCTTGTTCTTCTCGTTGTCTGCAAGCCTTGCCGTCAACCGTCACCATCTGACAAAACAGCGCGTCAACACCATCGGGACCGTACTGGACGCGCTGCACATCCTCGACGCAGAACAACCCACCAGCCTGCGCGATCTTCACACCGACAGTGTAATCACCACCGCCTTCTGTGGCAGCCGTGTCCCATCCGCGGCAGCGAGTGGCTTTCGTAGGCGCAACGTCTACGATATCGAACCATTCCCGCCTGAACAGACCGCCGCCTTCGGGCGCTGGGCGCTGCTGGAGTTGACCGGCCGCAGCGAACGGCCCGAGATCGTACTCAAGCTGTTTGACCGCAGTCTCTGGGAATAGCTCCGGCCAGAACAATTCGCCGGCCTCAGTTCGTATGTCCAGCGGGTCAGCACAATCCGGTTCGTAGCGCATCGGCCAGCAGATGTGTTCCCACCCTCCCTTTGCTAGCAGGTGCCCCGATAGGTCCTGCTCGTGTAGCCGCTGCATGATCACCACGGTTCTGACATCGCGAGCAATTCCGCGCGAGCTCACGGTCTGGTCGAACCAATCGAGCGACCGCTGGCGTTCCAGGTCCGAGCGCGACTGCTCGGCCGTGGTCGGATCGTCAATGATAATCCTGTCGGGATGCTCACCGGTTCCAACTCCGCCAACAGACGAGGCTATCCGCCATCCGCCCGCGCTCGTGTTGAATCGAACCTTCGACTTCTGCGCATCCGCAAGCTGTAGCGGGAAGTGGCGCTGATACCAGGGCGATGTGACGATGGTGCGCAACCTCAGATTGTCGCGGATCGTCAGGTGGGAGCCGTAGGAGGCGGTCAGATACCGGAGCGCCGGATTCGTTGCCCACTCCCACGCCGGCCAGAACACGGAAACCATGAGCGACTTAGAGCACCCAGGGCTCACGTTGATGATCAGCCGCTTGATGTCCCCGTCGGTTACCTGCTGGAGCACGTCGCACAGAACGTCGATGTGCCAATTGCCGCGAAACTCGGTGTCCGGCTCAACCAATGGCCACGCCTTCTCTACGAACGTGCGGAGATCCTTGCGGGCTAGCTCTGCCTCGATGTCAGCACGAGGCGGGAGTCGCAGGGCGGTGCCGCTCACGTGCTCTCTGACTCCGCAAGAATGCGCTTCAGGGTTTCCTTCGAGAGCGACTTCGGGTCAATTTCTGTCTTGGTCACGATGGGCCCGCCGCCCGGGCCCGAGTGCTCGACGAGGTCTTTCAGCAACCCGAAGTGCTTGGCGAGGTTCGTCAGCGCGGTGTTCTTGTCCCACAGCCGGACCTTCTTCACATACTCGGGTGGTTCATCCTTACCGTTCGGATAGGTCGTGACCACCTCAATCGAAGAGATGGCTGCCGCGACTTCGTCCGGCATTTCGTCAATCGGTAGCAGGCTTCCGTCCTCTCGGAACAATTGCCGCAAGTCGGAGGTGGCGAGCCTGGACAGCTCACGTAGCACCACGCCAGCCTCCACGTTCATCTCATCAAGGCGCTCTGATTGAGCCCTCGCAACCGCATCAGAAATGTGAGGTTTCGTCAGGTTCTCAAATCCGATGGCGCGAGCCGTCTTGACGCTGTATCCGGCACGGATCGCGGCCTGCGTGGCGTTGAGATCCACGATGTACTCAGCTACGAAGCGCTCTTGCTTCGGGGTCATGGCGTAGCCCTATTCATCGCGCGCGCTTCACACGTAGCAGGGACACGTAGAACGTTCCGGGTCTCCGGTTCTGGCGAGCGATCCGACATCATGCGTCCATCTCGCTCAGGGCCAGAAACTCGAAGCCATCGCGCAGGCGGCTCTGGTAGGGCCGGTATCCTCCAGCCGGAACGCGACCCTTTACATTTCCGCTCGGCGTTCGACAATCAACGCAGCGCTGGTACACGACTCGTTTGCCGTAGGAGTCGGGGGCGTCCGCAACAAAGAGGTGCTTGCAGCTAATGCACGTTCGAGTCATCCCCTTCCCCTCAAATGGCCCACCCACTCAGCGGCAATTGCTTGAGGCCCCCACCGGCCCCCAGCCCTCGGTCCCTGGCCTTGCGGCTCGCTGCCAATTGATCCAGTAGATCAATCATAGCACCGCAGTGGAGAATTCCAGACAAGCCCATCTTCAGCGTGTCCACCGTTCGATCGCATCCAACAAGTGCGGAATTCTCGCCGCGTCTGCCATCAACCAGAAGAGACGCTGAACATGGATGCCGAATGCAACAAAAGCGAAACAAAAAGAATGTAGACCGTATTCATCCTCCGCCCACAGTTCTCTCCTGTCGAGTCCATAAAGTTGCTCTGTAACCAATGGATGCTTCATGCCCACCATCCCATTACCAACATGTCCCCCGGTAGCTTTGAGATGAGTTCGTCATCGCTCACGAGACCTGCTCCTTTG